GGTGCTCTCTGTCGTGCTTTCCACAGCTTCCGTCACTGGGGTATTCGTTTCGCTCATTTATTTCTCCTTAGTTTTAAGTAAGTCTTCAAATAATTTTTTGTATTCTGGTCTTAATTCATGCTTTATATAATCTTCTTTTGTCCAATATCCTTTTGGTGCGGATTTAGTTTTCATTGGAAAAGTTGTTAATGGATCAAGAAAAGAAAATGCTGGTAGAATATGCCGTGAAGAAACAATTTCGCTTTTATAATCTTTTGGTGAAAGACCAGTAGGAAGAGCCCATTCTGTTTTTTGTCTTGGGAAAGCTTTTTCAACTTCAAACCTTGGATCCAATCCGGCTTCCACTCTATCGACTGGACTCCATTGGTCGCTGCGCTTTCCCTTTGACATGTAGTCAGGATCGTATTTGTCACCCAAGATCATTCTCATCATCAACTCGAGTTCTTCTTTAGTTGGTTCAGCCATTACATGTCCTCGTCTTTTATTATCTCTGATCTTAGTTTTTTACGCAATGCCTCTTCCATTTTGCGTCTTAATATATCTTTCTCTTCAATCTCTTTTTGAACTTTAGGTTTAAACTCTTCCATCAAAAAGGGAGCTTGGGCTCTTTGGTTCCAGCTCCTTTTCGTTCCTTGCTTAGTCGGTCGACCTTTGATGATGGGAAGATAATCCTTTCCTTTCTCAACCTTCATCAATGTAGGCGCGGGTTCGGATGCCTTCATAGCATCAAGATACAACTTACTCATCAAAGACCTTGCTCCCTTCGCACCACCGACAAGAGTCAACAATGGATATGATCCACCTAATCCGGGTTCTGCCTTCTGAACTTCCTCGACGGTCATTGAAGGTATCTTCTTCTTTTCCCTCAATCTTTCAGCGATATCTTCCGGCAGGTAATCCGTTCCAAGTATCAACGAAAGCCTTCTTCTGATTTCCTCGTCGGTTTCTTCAGCCATTACATCCTCTGCATGAACAGTTCTTCGTCTTCTACTCCTTCCGGAGTCACGACTTCAGTCTCTTCGATAACCTCTTCCGGCATTTGTTGGTCGAGGCTTTGCCCGATAAAGTCTATGAACGCCTGTTCTTCCGCAAGTTCCGAGATCATACCGGCGAGCATGGCGACATCCCTGTCTTGTTCGATGTTCTCGAGAGTAATTGCCTGATCAAGTCCGGCTTGACCGGCGATATCGGCAATACCGAGGATGACATCCACGAATTCGGGAGGAAAGTCCGTAATATCTTGCTCGAACATGGGGTATAGCGGCATTCCTATCTTGGGAAGTATCTTGTTCACTTCACTTACAAGGCGATTCAACACATCCTTTCCAAATTGTCCGGATGGTGCTGCTTCCATGAGCATTTCATTGCCAAGTGCAGCGGCATCGGCGTCAATTGCTTCCGCACCTGCGATTATATCTTGTGGGATTGACATGTCTTCTCCTATATGTCGTTGCATGGGAAGGCAGCAGCAGCGGCTTTTGCGCTATCTCCGGTCTTCTTCAGTGTTTCTGTGAATGTAGATACTTCTTTGTCGTGCTGCTTCTGTTCAGAGTAAACGGAATGGGAGTATTCCTGATGTTGCTGATTAGATACAGGTACAAGGTTCTTTTCCTTCATGATCTTGTCTCGATGCACGTAGTTATCGATATGCATTCCCAGACCACGGTCATAATATCCCATGGAATCGCCCCATCTTCCGGGGGTCTTGGCCCACAACGACACACATTGAGACATTACCGATCCACAACTGTCACAAATGACATCATCTTCTTCATGAAAGGACCTGCATATCTCTTCCTGTCGTTCGCATTTCTTGCATTTGAAATCGTATACCGGCATTTATGGCTCGTCTATCAGGGTGTATGTAAAATTAGAATACCCTACGGCTTCTTGTTTTTCACATAAATGGATCAAATCAAGGTAGTCATAGATAGAGGAAAAGACCTGGCACCCGGCACTCCACTTATTGACAATGGTACTGGAGCCCTTTGGATTCGATCTGTGAATATTAATCCCAAACAGCCCTTCCTGAATGGTGTTCGGGTCCATGTCCAAGATGCTATTCTTCGATGAATCACGGAATACTTTTACTGGTTTCCGTTGTACAAGAGCCTTGTAGGTTTTTCGATGAAGGCCTAATTTCCATGCTCCTCTGTATTGTCCGGGGCATAGTATGGCAGTTCCTTCTATTCTGGATGGATTATGCAAGTGATAAAGGCCGGGATCTGTCGTGATCTGCCAGCGTTCTTCTTGCCAAAGACCGTTCTTCTTGTAGCAAACGACCATTGTGTCATCGAACTTGTTTGGTGTTCCGAATCGTTTCCTGACACCGATAATGTTCAGGTTCCAATCTCCTTCTTCAAAGACTGCGTAGTCCATCGAAGCAAGGTGATCGAGTATTTTGGGTCTTGGATTTATCATTGCGGTAGGAATTGTTGGATGTCTTCAGGGCTTGGTTGCTGTCCGGGAGCGAGTCCAGAGGACTGTTGCATTGCGGATTCGGCCTGAGTCGTTGCTGGAGGCTGGGGTGATTGAGGTGCGGACTCGAGATGCTCGAGGAAAGAATGCGGAAGGTCCATGTATCGGACCAGCTCCTTTAAAAGGATGTCTGGTGGAACCCCCATGCTGGTTAACATTGGAAGCGTAGCCATAAACTCTTGCTTCTTTATCGCTTCAGATACGGGAGTAGCTCCGGAGTCTTGGGCATAAAAGGTAAAGTCTCCATTCAAATCATCGAGTCTGATGATGGTCGGATCTCCATTGATGACGATGACATCCCCTTCGTCCTTGAGGTAGATCTTCATCATCGAGAGGAAAATCTTGGCTATCCGTTCCACGGTCGAGTCTCTTTCTCTCGCCAGTCTTCCCACTTCAGAGGAGGAATATGCCGCAAGCGCAGTGATTTCCGTGGCAGTCGCACGGGTTGATTCGCCCCTTGTAAATGGAGCCATGATCGATCCACGTTCGAAATCGTTCTGTACTTGCAAGACATATTGTTGAAGTTCGCTTGGAACTGGAGTATGCGGCACGGCTATGATGGATCCGGATAGATCCTGTCCCGGCGACAATTCAACTTCGATGAACTCTCCATCGACCCCTTGTGTCAGCTTTGCCATTGATTCGGAGTCAAAGACACCCGATTCGACAACCCATTGGCGTGCTGATCTTCTGACCATGCTGGCTTGATACGACCTTATGATGTTGTGTTCCTGTACTTGATCGTATACTCGTCTCAGCGATGAATATCCTCGCATTGGGATATCCGGTTGCCGAGAGTAATACAGAGGTACAATGGGAGCAATAGGGTAGCCTGCACTATCTTTGAACGGTATCTCGTTGTACCTTTTTTCTTTGATATTGTTCTCATTCCCTTCAGGGAGAACGATGCCATCGTATACGAACTTCTCGCCATTCTTGTAATCAGGGCTCCAAATGACAAGCTTGTCCTTTTCGATGTCGTAGAACTCGACGATTTCGACATATTGGAACTCCGGTTCTTCGTTTCCGCTGTCATCTCTATAGCCTGCGTCTCTCATTTCGGCGGCTCTATCCAAGAATCTAATCAATGGATGCGCTGAGAACTTCTTGTTTCCATATTTGTTTTTTGTTTCGCTTAGAGTCAGATAATATCTATGAGCGACAAACTTTTGAGCCCCCCATGAATGGGCATCGGTATCGACAATGACATCCCACGGAGCGACTGCCGAGACAGTAACGCGCTTGAACGGATCCGGATGGTCATTTGGTACGAGCTTTAGAAACGAGCAGGGATATATCAATCCAAGTCTGGTGCTGTCTTCGATCTGCTGTCTTATTCCGGACAGGTAGTTGTTGATCAGGGTCTGAACCTTTTCAGGATCGCCATTGCCTCTGATGTCACCTTTGACAACTACGGCGGGTGATCTTGCAAACAAGGAAGCGACATATCCTTCAATGAACTCGTATGCTCTCGAGGTTTCAATCAGTATTTGGTCCGGGGTATGTGCCTTGTTCCAGTACCTGCACATGTATGCCGCTCTTAATCTTCTTAGTTCAGGGCGTCGTTCATCCCAATACTTCTTATGGCTTTGATAATGAGCAAGAACAAGCTTTGGAGTCATTGATTAACCTTCCACGGGAGCGGCATGTCCCTGATCTTTTGAGCTTTTACATTTGAGATTAGCATATCCATGTGCTTACGTCTCGCATTAGTCAACAGTCTCTTTGGAATATCACGCATGCACCGATATGCCAACGCCATCGACATCGCCATATCATCATGCATTCCTTTAGGCGCTTCCGGCGTAACTCGCAACACGATCAACGCTCTCAACTCTGCGAGTACCTGCATATCTAAGGCCTTTATCATACCAGCATTGATATACTCTCTCAGTGTTTCGTAAGCATCTAACTTGCTTTTCACCGATGTAGTCCAGTCAACACCATTGTGATTCAACCACAAGTTCCTGAATCCCAGGTGCCTCAACTTGTACAGGACCACATGCCCATGGTTGTTACTTTCGCACAAGACCTTCGCATTGTTGTATTTTTGTGCCACTTTTAGTACCACGTCTGCAAAATCGGTCGGGCTTATCTGGTTGTTACGATAGTGATAAACCGGCTGATGCGTCGATAGACTAACGACGGTAATTGCCGAATAATCAGAACCCACACCAGCAGCGACATCAACACCGACAGAATAACAATCCTGTTCCATCGGCTTCTCATACACCCTTTCAGAGTCTGTAAACGACAACGCTTCGATATCCAATAGCTTCTCAGGGTCGAAGTAAGTGGAGCTAGCAAAA